TCATCATCTGCAACGCCACTTGTAAAAACTGGTATGTTTGTATTTGATATTCCAGTTGTAAATGATGATATAGTTGTCCAGGCTGATCCAGTATAAACTTTCAGTACACTTGATGTCGTATTAAAATATAAATCCCCAGCTGTTAGCGCATCACCATCATTGTCTGTACTAGGATCACTAGACTTAGCACCAAGGAATATATCATCAAAATTATCTAAAGCTGTTGCTGCACTCGTTGCACTACTAGCCGCTGCGGTTGCTGAACTAGCTGCTGCTGTAGCACTACTTGCCGCTTCAGTAGCTTTTGTACTTGCTGTATCTTTGTGACCGCTTGCTGTACTCGCACTATTAGAAGCATTAGTTGCGCTTGTAGAAGCTTCACTAGCTTTTGTTGTTGCAGTCGTTGCAGAAGCCGCTGCTGCTACAGCATCAACTAATACTGCAAAATGATCTGTGTCTGTAAGCGCATCACCTATAACTGAATCTGCCACACATATATAAATGTTGTTTAGTTGTGCTGTGGTTGTGGCTTTGATTATATCTCTTTGTTTAAATGCAGCTGTAGTTGTTGTAGCGCTATCACCTTTAAATGTTCCTAATTCTTGTGTAACCGATAGCTCACCAGAACTATCAAATGCCAGGATCTTACTAGCTCTATCGGCTGCACTAGTCGTAAATTCTGGTGAAGTCATAGTATTAGTTTTAGATAACTTGATAGTTCTATCTAATTCTTCTTGGACCTCTTGAGTTATAAAAGTTAATCTATCTAGTGCATCTTCATGTGATGTACTAGGAAACGGATCATTCTCAACATAATCTGTTCCTTGGGATTTTGTAAGTGTTCTTAATATAACTACAGTTTCGCCATTGGCTGGTCTGTGATCTGTTGTCGAAAAATGTGCATCTGAAGATGTGCCAGTATTAAACTTAAATAAAACATTACCGCCACTATCTGTTCCAGCATTAGTTACAACATAGTGTGTGTTTAGTGTCTTAGTTGTTTCACCACCAGTTGCAGATCTTACAATCACAGTCAAATCAGCATCAGCAAATATTTTAAATCCATAGGCAAAGCTATGTAGTGTACCATTGGCTGAATAAGAATTTTTTGTAGTCGTTGTTGAAACTGTCATTATCTTTCCTCAAACATATTTTCTAAATTTGGAGATCTTGCTGGTGATAAATTACCTGGCTTCCACCAGTAATTTTGACCATATTGTTTTTTGTATCTTTTAACTGTTCTTCTCATTTTGCTTTTAGCTTTTGGATCAGCCATAATATTAAGTTGATCTAAAACTCCTCTTTCAAGCGCAAGTCTGGCATACCATAAAGAACTTCCTGGTGTATATTTGCCAGCAAATCTAACTAAATCATTAGCTAAATTAACATCATCACCTTTAATAGTTTTATGTATATTTCCAGCGCTCATTTTAATTAAGTCATCACCAAATCCTATAACTGGACCAGCTATTGTTTGACCTAGACTCCCACCATATCTGTTATAATCTGAGAATAAAAAGTCACCATATATTCCTAAACCGCCACCTTGTAAAAAAGCAGCTGTCCAAAATTCTGCATCTGTCATAGGGCGTGGATCTCTACCCTTACTCATTTCCTTGAGCTGTAAAGCTAAAGCACCCATCACACTTGATGATATTAAAAAGTCAGCCATATAAGTACCTTTTCGCTTTACACCTTGCTGTGTCATTCCTCTCATCAAATGAGTATTAACTAATGTTGTGCCGAAATTTTTATACATGGCAAATGACCTAGTAAGCTCACCAGATATTGTGCCAGGAGCTGTGTCACCAACTAATGAAACTCTACCTCTCAAACTTGATGATGGTACAGCAAAATTAGTTTCTGTATTTATCATCTCCATAACTCGCAAGCTTACATCTCTTGCAGTATCACTATTAATATCAGTTCTAGTTCTAATATTTTCAGCGCTTAAAAAGGATGCGCCTTCATGTGTATATAAATCAGACGATCTAATAATATCCCATTTATCCGATCCTAAACCATATCGTTCAAGTGATTTTCTAATTGGATCATCTAACTGATTAAAGCTTTTATTAACTTGATCTCCAAGATAACCTAAAAATTCCATACCAAAAGACCAGCGACCAGCTGTTGTAAATGGTGATAGAAAACTTGCCCTCATAGTAAAATCACCTATTCTTCTAGTGATTTCTGGGCCAGATATATCTCCCACATATCTCATTTGTGCTGAAGCAATACTTGTCCAACCTTCTGCAATAAGACCTAACCTAACAGCGAGTTTTCCTTTTTCCTTTGCATTTAATGGATTTAAAAATTTTAAATAATCTGTAACTGTTGAAACTTGAGGTAATCCAACAAAACCTCTGGTTATTCTTTGAAAATTCATATCAGTCAAAGCTGATATTGAAGCTGATCCAAGTTGAGCTGATTGTAAAATTTGTCGTAAGCCAGCAAAAGTGTTACCAAAAAAACTATCTATCGGAGCATTATTTACGCCAACAAAAGCATTGTATAATGTATCTAAATACTTGCCTTGTCTATTAGCGGCATCTAAACCTTTTTGATTGCCAGGTTTAACTTCTTTTCTTATTTGTGTTTTAATATAATTTATACTTGCAGAAGGATTAGGCCCTAATACATCCATCTGAGCAATTTCTTTAGACATTGAACTTATGTGACTAATCATTGTATCAAAAGGATTAGAATTACCAAACTTTGCTTGATACTCTAACCAAACATCAGCATTTTTAAATACTAAAAATCTATGATCTTGCCTTCTATTACTTATAGATTTGCCTTGCAATGCAATCGCATCTGGCTTTACTTTGTTTAATCCTCCAGAACTAATTGTTTCGTAAACATCAGTTAAGGCAAAATACAACCGATCTTCAGAAAATTTTAAACCAGTCGTTTCATCCAACATTTTATCAAGATCAAGTTTGTCTTTTACAAAATTAATCCAGTCACCTCTTGATACTTTTCCTACCGCAACCATATCATGGACTTGCGGCATACCCCAATCAGATCTTCTGGCTATAGATCCACCAGCTCTATTAAATTCTAAACGTAAGTATTCAGCAGCTTCTTTCCAGGCTTGTGCAAATTCTTTTGCGCTTACATCTCCAGTATCTTTACCAAAGACCTCACGAACCATATTTTTTAGTTGTGCTTTGTTTCTTACTTCACCAATTAAGTTTCTTTTAAATGTTGCCAAAACATCATAAAGTTTTGCTGTAGCAGTTTGTTTTACAGAATTTTCTCTTTGCACCAGGCTTGGAAAGTTAGAAAGTACATCTGCATCAATCAGACTTGCAGCTGCTTTCCCATAATTAGCATTACCGCTTGCATCCCTATAACCTCTAAGATTTTTTTCAATATTTTTAAACGCTTGTACTTGTAAAAGTTTTTTTCTTTTTTTTTCTATACTTATTCGTTTTAGTGCTTCAAAAGTTTCTTTAGCAGCTTGAGCTTGCGCTTGTCCTCTATTCATGCTGCCGCTGTATTCAACCTCTAACTCAATAAATAAATCAGAAGCTAATCTCGCCTGGTCATCATTTAAATTACCTTCAGTACGACCATTAGTTATGCAATCTAAAAAACTCATACGACACACCCTTCTAGGCGATCTAACATACGTTGATCTTGTGCAAATTCAGCTTCAAGTTCTCGCAAGGATTGTGTCCTGGCTCTTATCTCGCCGCCTTCTGCTATTGTTTCTGTAGGTATTTGAAAATCTAAATCGTCAGTTATACTTGTTTGTTCTGCAACTTGCGCACTTGGGCCATCAAGTCTTTGCCCTGGGATGTTTTCATCAATGCTTCTGCCGCTTGTTCCGCTTTCTCCTCCGCTTCTGAGAAGTTGTATGTCCTCAAAGATTCCGTCTGAATCTTCTCTGATTGTTGGATTTTCTCCAAGTTTTTGGTTGTTGTCGATTTCGGCGTAGCCATCAGCTTTCCCTTGTTGTTTTAAACTTGCATAAGTTTGTTTAGGTTTGCTACCTATAGATCTAACATAACCTGGACTAATTAATCTACCAGTATTTACAAATCTTCTAAGCATCCTGGTTACAGCATTTTCAGCTGTGACATCCATATTAGCTAGTGTAACCTGGTAGCCTTTTGATTTAAGCTTATCAATTTGTTTTAAAATATTATCAGCGTTGTCACCAACCTTTGGTATAACAACATTTGTTCCATCATCAGTTACTAAATCTTTTACAAAGGTTGCAAGTGTTGAGCTTTCTTCGTGAACAGCAGCAGCACCTAAACCACCTTGAAATTCTGGCAATGCTTTTTTTGCATCATCAGCATCTATAATTGCTGCGCCTAGATTCCTGGCAATTTTGTTAGCGTAAGTGCTTTTACCAGCAGCTGGCGGACCAAGAACAATGACTGCTTTCTTTTCATTTCTAATAAAATTTGCTGGTACTTGAAGCTGCTCATCTGTAAAGGCTAGCTTTTTGGCTCTGTCGATTAGTGAGTTTATGCCTTGAGCGTAACCTTTTAAGGTCATTCCGTCAATAATAAATTCTCTATTATCAAACCAATCTCTTGAAAGGTAATTATCCATTTCATGTGTCTTAGGTATTTTATCAGCTTCTTGAATAGCTTTCGTAACTGCTGGATGACTATCAATTTCAGCATCACTCATACCTTGGTCAAGTTTTGTCTTTAAATCTTGACGAGCTTCAACATCAGACGTAAATCCCTCTTGCCGCCTTATCTCTCCAAATATATCTTCTTCTAATTGATTTGCTTGCTGCCTTGATCCTGGACCAGCAGCTTCTTCAAAATTATTTAAACTTGTTTCTGGTTTAATCGAATCTGTGTCGCTTTGCGGCGTATCATTGAAAGAGCGTCTAAAGTCGCTAGCTGATACCCTTTCGAAATCGCCTTGTCTAATTGAGTTTCTGACAGCATTGAGGAAATCTGTTGAAGGTCGTTTGAAGTTTCCAGTTGCCCTGGCGATTTTTGCTGCTTCTGTAAGCGCTTCGCTGAGCGGTCCTTTTCTGTTTGCAAGCGCTGTGAGGAGCGCAATCGCTTGGCCATCTTGATTTACCCTTTCAATATTAGAGCTTTTAACTAATTGATTACCTTCAGCTTCAACTCTTTCTGCATTTTTAACTAAGCTTGCAAAAGCGTTTTTGTCCTGGCGTAAACTTTTTTGAGCTTGATCTAATATTTTAGATCTTTCAACAAAAAAACTTTCAGCAACTATTTCGTCACCAAACAAAGATACTTGTTTTGTGTTTTCATATCCAGCATTAATTACTTGCTGGACTATTGATTCAGCTTGAAACTCGTTGTCTGGTATGTTCCTAGCCAAAATAGACATTGCAGCTTCTTGCAAACTTGTATCATCTGGGATCAATCTCCCAACTACAGCTGCATATTTAGCTGGTACTTTATCATTAATAACCATACCAAATAAATTGTCTGATAAGTTAACAATAGCTCTAGCTTGTTTTACTAAATTAGATGTCCTAGGTAGTTCTGATATTTTACTAGGATCAACCCTTAATACCTTTGCAGCATCAACAGCTGTGCCAGATCCTTCTGCAATATTTTTTGTTGCCGCTATAACCCTTGTTTCAGCTGGTGTATAACCATCTATTTCTTTTAGTTTGATACCATATAATTTAACATCCTGGCCTTCATTCTTTAATCTTTTGGCAAGACCTAAACGCTGGTGTCCATCTGCAATAAACTGTCTACCATTCGCATATTCGTAAACTACAATTTGTCCAGACTTTACAGCATCCCATTTTTTTACACCAGCTAATCTATCTGTCACACCGCTTGCATCACCACCAGCTTTAAATTGGAATAGTTCTGCATCTACTTCTAGTTGGTCTGGATCAAATAAAAAAACCTCATTATTTAAATTATCATTTTCATAAATTGAACCAGGCGCTTTTGGATTAGATATTGGATCATCTGGAAGGTCTGGATATTCATTACTTTCAAAAGATCTTTCAGCTGTTTTTAAATTATCAGCATGAACCTTGTCATTATCTAATGGATTAGAATTTACAAAGTCATCATTTTTTTCAATTACTTTTTCAATAGTGTCAACATTAGGATTTTTAATACCACTATCTTTGAACGCCTTTAGTCCTTTAGTTATTTGATCTGAAGTAAGGCTTATAGTTTTACCAGCAATATTAAATGCAAATGGTGATGCACCACCTATTAAACCACCTAATGCAACAGAACTCCAAAACTGCTGTGATGTATATTCTAAACCAAGTGATTCATACCAGGACTTAATTTTGGTTTGCGCCAACGCTTCTGCACCAGCACCAACTATAGCTTGATTAAGAGCAATCCCAGATAATTTACTACCAGCACCGCCAAACATAAGACTAGTCAAAAGAACTGGATCAGTAAGTGTTGAAGCACCTTCACCAGCAAATCTAACTATAGCGTTTCCAGCACCAGGATTATTTTCTACAGTTTCATTAAATATTTTTCTTTTATTCAAAGCTGTTTGTTTTGCATTTTTATATATTTTATCTAGGTCAATATCTTGTAGCTCTGGCAAAATTTCTGCATTATCTTTAATTATCTTTTTAATAAAATTTGCAGATTTTTCATAATCTTGATACCTGGTTTCATCAAATAATTTCATACTTAAAGTGAGTGCTGGATTATATAGCGCCCTTTTTCTACTAAAAAAAGACCTGGCAAAATCTCCTTCTAACTTATCTTTATTTTCGTTTATGACATCCATTATTGGCTGCCATTGTTCTTCTAAGACTATAGCTTCAGACGTTGTTTTGTTATTTGTTTGTGTAAAATTATAAGCATCAATAAGATTTTTTTTAAAACCATCCTGGCCTTTTTTAATCCCTGGTCTATTTGCAAAAGTTTCTTTTGCAGAAAAAGCAAAACTCATCTTACTAATCCATAATACTCTATGGCATCAATAACCAATTCTGTTCCATCTGGATGCTGCACATAACGAAAATCTGCATCACCTTTTTCACCACGCCCAAATTTATAGACACCATTACCTATTGAATAAATGCCAATATCACCATCATTAATATCTTTAATTAATTTACTATCTAAAAATTTACCAGTTTGAGCCAGGATATTATCTGGTGTTAATTTCTCAAGCATATCTGAAAGCATATCTGCATTTAAAGATGATGGTATTAAAGTAGGAACATCATTAACTTCATCTATGCCGCCAGTACCTTGATTTGTTTTACCAAGAGCTAGCTGTAATGCTTGAACAACTAAATCATCATCAAGTTGATTTATACCAGCATCATTAGCTAGTTTTGTATAAATGAATTTTGCTATGGCCCTGGTTGAACCCTGGACAGAACTATCTAATTCTGTCAATGCTGGTCCTATAGTTTCAAGTATAGCAGCAGTTGCATCAGACGAATAACCGACTGGTGTTGCTCCATTCTTTATAAGCTCAAATCCTTCTAATGCTAAAGTTGCAGCTTTGATATTTTTAGTTTTAATCAAACCTCCAATGTGCGCAAAATCTGGCCCATTTTCATTTAGTTCAGTTAAAACATCTCCAGATTTACTACCAAATCCAGAATTTATAATTCCATAAACTGCGAGCTTTTCATCTATATCAGCATTTTGTAAATAAGTTGTAAGAGCTTTTGTTTCATCATCAGTAAAATATTTAATATCATTGCCATAAATAGCACTTACTTTAGAAGCTTGTTTTATTCTTACTGCAATTTGATCGCTAACATCTGTTGAAAAATCCATTGGCTTAAATTTAATAACGCCAGTTTTAGCTGCAAAAGATAATGGATCAGTCTTTAGTTCAGTTTTCATATTCGTATAAAAACTTTTCATATCCTTTAATAAATCTGCTTCATACTCAGTATCAAGGCCAACACCTTCAACACCATTTATGCCTTTTTTTTCAACATCAATAATATAGTTATTGACTTGTGTAGGCGTGGATTTTTTTAATAATTTAAATATATCATTTTGTAGATTTAATCTTTTGACAAGCTCAACACCTTTGGGAAAACCCATATCATTAGCTTTTGTAGCAAAACCATTTATGATTGTTTCTGATACAGAACCACCTTTTTTAATAACATCATTAAGATCTTTAACATTTGACATAAACTCTTTTCGATCCAGTTTAATAGTTCTTTTGTCTGTGTTTATATCAACTTCGAAACTTCTTATAAGCTGTCTTATTTTTGCCTGGCCAAGTGATCTTGGAGGATTCTTTTTTAAATTAGCTATAAAACCTTCTTTTGTACTTAGATCATTTATTTGTTCAAAATCATTATAAATCTTACCTTCTGTTATAGTTGCCATCATTGAATTTTTGGCGCTTACAGCTTGTGTAGAACTATAATATTGAAGTCTTTTTAATTTATCGAATATGCCTTCCTTTTTGTTTGGTCCATCTCCAAATAATTCATTTAATGCAGCGTGTTTTTCAGCAGCGTTTCCATATATTGAATCATATCTTAGTTGTTCAGCTCTTGATAAATGAGTAGCAGCCTGGTCATTTATCCTTCTATTTCTGCTGTTAGTTACTACGGAAACTCTTTTGTTAACATAATCAACCTCAGATTCATTTAAGTAATCTTTTTGCGCTACATCATTAGTAAAACTCTTTGATATTCTAAGTCTGGCTTTTTCAGCTTCTTTATCAAAGTATGTGTCAGCTTCGCTACTTGGCATAGTAAAGGATTTGTTTTTTATTTCTTCAAGCTCTTTATTAAATGAAACAATACCTTTTTGTTTTTGTGCTTCATAATCGTTTCTACGTTCAATCTCGTAAAACTGTAAACTTGTTTTCATAGCTTGATCGCCAAAGTTTGCCATAGCTTGTGATCCAGCAGACAAAGCACCTGGACTAGCTCGCACACTCATACTAATAGCGCCAGAACGATTTGATAATTTAGCTTGAGATTTATATGTAGGAACTTTCATTAACCAGACTTTCCATATCGTGCATTAATTTGTGAGTAAGAAGAAGCGCCAGATAATAAACTACTGCCAGCTTTGAAATATGCAGCTCTCATTGCTGCTCTGCCATACATTCTATTTAAGTTTGCAGACATTCGCTCTTGAGTACCTTTTTCTTTTAATTCTGCTTTACCTACTTTGGCATTATATCGTCTGATAGCCACTTCTTCATCTGCTTCCTGGGCGTTAGCCAGGGCAACTTTTAATGGTGTTCCAGTATCAGCCATCCATCCATTAAATCTAAATGATTGTGATGTAGCTGCTTGCAAGTTGTCAAACTCACGCCTAAATCTACCAATCTCAACTTCTTCCATAAGAACAAGTTGTTCAGCATCTTGATCTGCAACTTGAGCGTTACGTTCATTGACTTGGGCGTTATAGTTGTAAGCTCGCTTTTGATCCTTACCAGCTTGGATAGATCCAGCTGCGCTAAATACTGCACTTGCTATCGCCGCTTCTACTGCCATTAAAAAACCCTCGCCATTCTATAATAATCTTGTCCATCTGGACCATATTTTTTCATAATACCTTCATGCTCAAAACCAAGAAATTCAGCAAATCTTTTTGCTTCTAGCCAATCAGATCTAACGCCAGCTTGCACTCTTACAAAGCCATTATCGTGAATCATTCTATCAAAGTTTTCTTTTATCAACTTGATAACACTAAGTTTTTTCTTAGGCATATTATCTGAAGCCACTATCCAAGCTTCACCAACTCCAGGCCATAAAGGTTTTATTCCAGCGCTTGCTATGACATAACCATCAATCAAACCAGTAAAAGCAAGTCCTGGTGCAAATAATCCATGAGCTATATCTTCAGCCATACCGAATGATTTTCTAGCCATCTTACTCATATCGCCATCTAAAATAGATTCAATATGTTCTGGCTTATAATCTACCATTATCATTGATCGAATGTTTGTAGCCTTGGGAATATTGCTAATACAGTTAATGGTAATGGTTGATCTTGCCGCACAAAGACAAAACCATCATTATCATAACCACCTCTAAACTCGACTTCCTTATCACCAGTAAACATTCCTAGTGCTTCCGACATATCATCTGCTGAAGATCTAAATGGTATCAGATCTATTTCCGCTTCTGAGCTACCCACCTTAACACCTACAGATCTATATAATCTTAATGTAATATTATTTATTCTTTTATTCTTGCCTTGTGATGTGCCTTCTGTTCCGCCAGCATCTATTCTCATAGTTTGCAATGTTGATTTATAATTAAATCCTATATGTGCTTTTTTAACAGACCTTGATAAAGCTATAGCGCCAGACGATACAGTTCTGTCTGGATGTGTTGCGCCATCTCCCAAGACAACAATCTTTTCACCTTCTAAATGTGTTAAACCAGATATAGATGTTGCTGCTGTGCCACTATATGTTAGGCCGCAATCAACAAAGTAAGCATCCTTTATATCTGTGCCAAACTCATAATTACTTAAATACTCTATATACCTTACTGTTGATCCATTAACAGTTCGCTTAACAATCATATAAAGATCATCTTCATCAGCTGTGCCAGGTATTGTAGCAATGGATTCAACCACAGCATTACCTTGATTTGTTGTTGTAAGCCTAGTTGGATCGCTAGTTTCTATTGTTGTGTAGCCAGTTGTTTCTGGATCTGTTTCTGTAATCGTGACAATAGCTGCTGAAGGATTTGCTACTGTAAAGTCTGGATGAGCGTTTATCCTGGTAAATATGTTATCGGCTGTTGTGTTGTTATTTGTATGCGGTCTAAAGCCAAATGTTGTATCAGCTGGAGCAGAAGCACCAGCGGCTTCACTTACAAATGTAATTGTTTCTCCATTTGTCTTAGTTACTTTTATTGTTGTACCTACTGCTATATTTGCATAGTCAGACACAGTTATTGTTGCATCACCAAATCGACCACCTAAAATATGTTCGTGCCAGGCAACCACTTGTTCTTCTCGTCTATAGGTCATACCGACTAGAAAACCATTAGTAAGCACACACCAAATCACATTATCTGGTTCTTGTTGCCAGGCCATTTCAACAATACCAGTTTCAGTAATATGTTCTGCAAGTATCGTTAAATCTGGCGCATTGTAACTATCAGTATCAAAATTAAAGACTAACTCTCGTAATTTTCTTAAAGCTCGCTGAACAAATAATGTTACTGGTCCTACATTTATAGGCTGTATATCAGCTGTTCCATAACTCGCTTGTCGTTTTATTTGTGCATTAGTCGGACTTAATGGCTCGGCAGATCCACTAGCAGACACAGCAAATTCACCACCACTTGTACCAACAATTAAAACCCTGGATGATGCCAGGTATCTTATAACATTGACCTGGCTAGATCCTATCGTATAACTCAAAGCATCCGCAGCGTTAGTGCCATCTGCAAAATCTTCAAAATCACCAGCCACAGAAAAGAATACTGTTTGTGGTTGTGTTGATGTTCCAGCAAACACTAGGCGTTCTTCATAAAAACTTACACACGCTGGAAAACCAGTTGTTGTCGAAAACGCTCCCAGGCTAAAATCATCATCCGCTTCTAATTTACCAGCAACAGTAATTGACTCTGAAGCCGCTTCATTTACCACATCTACTGATGGTGCAAATAACATTGTATCGTCTGTCACCTGGACAAGTAATGCAGAACTATTATTGTTTGCAGACGTACCAGCTCCAGTAATGACAACCTTTTGTCCTACCTTAAAACCTTCTTTTACAAAGTTTCCAGCACTATCAACTATTCTGTCATTATGTTCTAGTCCAGTAGAGCTTGGATCTCCTTCAGCAAAACTTAATGTAGTTGCTGTCATACTAGGCATTAATTCAGTTCGACCAGCTGTGTTTTCTTGGACAGCCGCAGTCACAGTTGTTGCATTAGTAAACGCTGTTATCTTTGCAAAACCATCATGCAGCTTCACTAATCGACCAACATCTGTTGAAGCAAATAAATCAGCACTCGCTGATATTGTAACATTACCAGTTCTACCATTAGCGGTTAATGTTGTGGCTGTCGTATTAGGATCTTGCATAGGACCACGCCTAAAATCAACAGCAGTAATAGTCCATGCTGTGTGGCTTGTCCTGGTTATTTTATAAACTGGATGTGATGGATGTACTAGGTACATAACATCTGCGCTTTGTGTAAACTTGATTTGTGCGACTTGAGCTGAAGTGTAAACAGTTGTAACTTCTACAGCAGATCCGCTACTTTCTACAGTTCCGCCATCTTTGTGTATTCTAAAATATTCATTGCCAAATTCTAATATGTAGGCTTGTTCAACATTAAATTCAAAAGGTATTAATCTTGTTGCATTAGCGCTGGTTTTAACTGTGTTCACATAGATTGTGCCTGGTCTACGACTAGCACCACCATGAGGATGTATAGTAAAATTCTGCATGGTTTTAGAACCATTAAAATATTTACTAATATCAGTTCGGCCATCAAGCCTTGGTGATAGTTCGCCAGCAGTAAAGTTATTTAAGGTTGGTGAAGCCTTCGCCATTTATAATCTCGCATTAATAAATGTGTTTGCAGCTAGTACATCACTATCAGCAATACTAGATGTATTTGTTGTGTTGCCTTCTGTTGCATCAACAAACCTAGCTTCCGTTAGTTTGCTTCTGTATAATCCATTTAATGTTGTTGTAAGAGTAGCACTACCAACTAAGGCGTAAGCTATATCAGCCGCAACCGCCGCTTCTATTGTATTAATTAATAACTGATCGTATTGGTTTGGATCTATTATTCTACCAACAAAAACAAGATTGACTGTGCTTTCATCACATAAAAGTTTTCTGCCTTCGATCTCAAACTTAATTTCTGGATCTGAAAGCTTTAGCACTCGCAGACAAAATGGATCTGTCGGCAATGTGAATTGACTTGAATATGTAAAGCTAGGCGCTGTTGAATCAGCAGCAAGTGTTTGTCTGGATATTAAACAATTCCAGGGATGCGCTCTAAACACACTATCTCTAATAAATGAATAACGCTGGTTACATATTCTACCAGCTTTACTATCTTCATTGAGTGCAAGGATAGTAGATGCGCCTATCATATTTAATGCTGAGTTACATATATCAACCGCAGAAGCCATAATAATTCCTATAAAAAAGGACAGCGCATCACTACGCTGTCCTGGTTGTTTAGTTTACAACGTATTCAATAATGAATGACATTGATCCAGCAGTACCACCAGTTGCATTAAATGTTACTGCAACATAGTAAAATCCGCCTGGATCAGATGAATCACCAGCATTGGTATAAACCTTATCACCACAAGTGGTAATATTAGCCGCTTCAAAACGAACATCTGTCATTGCTCCAGCATCAGCTACAGAGCTTGCAAAACAATCTTCGTCTTTAACAACACCAGCGCTTGTGTATAAGCCAACATTGAAAGTACAGCTGTTACCAAAAGTGTCAGTACCAATCTTCAATGAAGTTATACTAGCGCCAGTTGGGATTGGAGCGAGCATGACAATATCATTGTCTGTGCTATCTCCAGCGGCTAGTTCAAGTGTTCCTTGAGCAATACGAGTAACGCCAGTTAAAAGGCTGGCATCTGTCATTACTACTGGAGTAGCTTCAAAGTTTGAAACTAGAGTTGAGTCTAATGTAGTCATATCAAGTTCTCCCTTTAAGCTGATTCATCACAAAGGACAGAAACCACTTTAGCTTCTTCCATTCGTGTTGATCCAAATGTTGAACAATAAAAGACTTGAGTTGAGTAGGACTTGTCTGCTCTCTCATCAATCTTCGCCATAACGTCTTTTCCGACAGCAAGCTTAACTCCATCTTCAGCCCATGCAAAACAAGTTCTGATGTTAGAAGCCACAGCTAATCTTGTAGACATGATGAATTTAAAACCCATAAAAGTATCAACTTCACCTTGAACAAGAGCCTTGATGTTAGAAAAATCACTTGATGTTACTTGTGTTGTACCAAGTAAAGCTTCAACTTGCGCTGGAGCTACAGCAATATATCTAGCAATAGAAGGATCAACAGAACCTTCATCAAGAATCTTCTTTGCCTGGATAAGTTTTGCGACTGTTAAATCAGCTGATCCATGAGCAATAATATTGCCAGAAACCATATCTGTATCAGTAGCACCACTTGAACCAGTTTTTGAAGTTCCAGTAGCCGCAGCTATGATTGAATCATCCATAGCTCTACCCATAGCAGCAGCAGCCGCTTGAGCATAAGTTGATGTAGGATCAATCAACATCCTTACTTTGTCGGCATCATCAATAAGATCTGCCCACTCATAAGTGTCCATAGTTACCATTCGTCTTGAATGAGGTGTATCAAGAATCTGTGTGTCCTGGTGTCTGCTTGTACGCTTGACAGCCGCAACACTTCCAACTTGATCGAAAAATGCTTTCTCACCAGTTACAGATTCTTCTGAAACAGCACCACGAAGCAACGAGCCTTTTTGTTGCGACAATAACTGTACGTTAGAACTAAACTGATTAACGAAAGCGGTAGTGATTTGTGTACTCATTACACTCTCCGTAAGTTTAAGTTTAAGATTAAAACGCTACCTGGGGAATCCAGACGTAAGTTTATTTGGTTTTGCGAGGGCTGTTGCTTATCTCGACTACTTTGCTAGTGTTTTTTGCAGAAGGACCTTTCGGCTTATCTCCTTGATTACACCATTGCAAATACTTGTCAGCTCGTTCTAGCGGATCATCTATAATTCTTCCAGATCCAGTTTCGAGTACCATCCTCAAAACTTCGAGCCTAAATTCATTTTCATCCATTACACCATCTCCCTATACCTCATAGCTTCATCAACAAAGAAACTATGCTGTGGATGTTTGGCATCCCAATAAGGCGTGTTAGGCGCTGTTAGTTCTGTAAGCTTTTCTGAAGCTTCATTTGGTGATAACCCACCAGACGTTTTCACGCCAGCTAACGTATCTTCGCCCATTTTTTCTTTCATATATTGTCCAATATTAACCATTGTTTTGATAATTGCTGGATGATCGCCCAACTTCATACCATTACTAAGTGTTAAATCTTCAAATTCTTCTACTGGAATGGAGCTAAAATTTTCTAAAACTCCTTTTCCAACAGCCATTCTATCGTCAAACGCTTGGCCATATTCTTTTTTTAGATCCAAAGCGACTGCATTTATTTCTTCTTCAGTAACATTTGACGTTTGTTGAACCTGGTTTCCGTTAAATTCGTTATATTTATTTAATAAATTCTGCGCCTGGTGCGGTAATAACCCTACTTCATGCGCTGTTTTCTTAAACCAATTAACCATATCACCATTTTCAGCTTGGCCTTCTGGTAATTTGTTTTCTAATTGATAATCTTCAGCGCTTGCTGGCCTACCAACTTTATCATAAAAACTGTTCCAATCATCTGATGTAGCAAATTTACCAGGCTTTACAACCTTGTCAGCACCTATCATTGATTGAGCGTTAACATAAGACTTAGCTAGTGATCCTACGTCATTAATTGTTTCTAAAGATTTATGACTTCTAATATCTTCTGGAATATCTGAGCGCCAATCATTCTGTACTGGCTGCGCAGACGGAGCTTGTCCAACATCAACTTGCGCTGGAGCTTCCGCTATCTGTGCTTCTTCACTCATGTTTCTACTATGTCCTCTCTCGTTCTAGGTTCTTGCAGCATTGATAATAAAAATAAGACTACAGTTCGCTGCCCTTCTCTGTAGGCTGTTTCGTTAGGATCTATTGAGAATGTCGATCCATTAATGTGATACCTGGCTTGCAGATCTTTCATAATCATCTGGCCATCTTCTGTGCTTAATGCTGTTTTATAAGCCGCTCTTAAATCTTCCATTTTCATTAAACAATACCTAAACCTTGCGCCGCTTTAAGAGCTGGTGCTGCATTACCAGCGGCTTCTGCTACTTGTTGTGCTTGTTGAAGTTCTTGTTGCTGTGCTTGTCTTTCAGCTCTTTGCTCTCGAATAGCAGCCACTTCTTCGTCACCTCTAACAGCTGTTGCTGGAACAGATAAAGCTCGTATCATATGTTTAGTTAATCCATCACTATCAACATAATCCATAATACCTCTATCAATTTGCATTATAGGACCTAGTAATTCAAATAATCTGATTGCGGATTGAACATCACCCATACGCTGTGCTTTAGCTAACGGACTTACATATTCAATATTAATATCATTATCCTGGATAAACTCTGGCGCATTTCTAAATAACTGTTTTTTAGCAAGTATATTATAAGTTCTTGTTATAAGCGGTTGTAGTAATTCAGCTTGCAATCTTCCTAATACTGGCCCTAGTAATCTCATCTTTTCTTCAGTACGCTGGACAACTTCTGTGGCTGTCATTTGTGGTCCTTGGCCTAGAATTAACTGGTCAACATAAAAAGCTGATTGTATAGCTTTCCTTCGCTGTTCTTCCATATTAAGACCTAAAGGATTGTTTGCGCCTATATTTAATGGCTCTATTCTATCTCTTGATCCAGATCTGTAAAAATTAAGACCGCCAGGAATAGTTCTTATGGGGAGGATAAAACCATCATCTGGAACAAGAAGTGGAGGATCAACTTGTTTTTGTGCGGCCCTAATCGTTACTTCAGACATTTTATTTAACATTTTAATGTCTGCTAATGCAGTCATGGCTGGAGATCGACCATAACCGATTTCATAACTTGCCTTTAAATATCGTGGAGCAAGATAAGGGAACTCATCAAAACCGCTTTCAGATAAAACCTTTTTTTCGTCTGCATCATAATAAACAGAAGCAAATGGTTTATTCACAGCATCTAACCTGGTTACATCAATATCATCTCTTGGATAGACTGCATGGACCAATTCAATTAATGAATAAGGATCTTGCTCGCTTTGTTTAACAACTCTTTGTGGTACAAGGTCAGCACCAAAACGATTAATAGCTGCTCGCATAGGCATTTTAAATTTACGGAATACTGTATCAACACGCCCATATTCATTTTCTGAAACGTAACATTCGCCAATATGCCTGGTGCTAAACCTCAATGAGCTTGGTGTAGGCTCGTCATCACCTTCAACAAACATGATGCCAGTACCAAAAGTAATTAG